TTTGAAAATCGAGTAACTGATTATGCGAAAGGTGCATTGTCTGGTACTTGGGACGATGTATGGAATAAATCCTAAAAAGACCGCCTTCGGGCGGTTTTCTTTTGGCGCCTATATAGAACAGATGCTCGAACTTCTGAGCAATTCAATGAAGGAAGAAAATGAAAAAAGTTTTATTCTCGATTCTGTTACTATTAAGCACTAATACATTTGCACAACACTATGGTCATCACGGCCATTGGCGATATGGTTATAATGGATACAATGGTTGGAACTGGGTTGTCCCTGCGGTTGTAGGCGGCATAGTAGTGTATGAGGTGTCCAAAAATCAGCCACCACCTGCACCACCAGTTATCATACAACAAAATGTTATACAACAAAATTGTTCACCATGGACAGAAACCATTAGTCCTGACGGTCAGATAACGAGAACTAGAACTTGTACTCAACTAAAGGATTAAAATGAAAAAGTTATTGATTGTATTGGCAACACTATTTGCCACCAACGTATTTGCTTGGGACCAAAGAGCACCACTACCTGTAGATGCCTGCAAGGTACACAGCCCATACGGTTGGGCTCAAACAAAAAGAACTGCTACACCAATTTGTCGTGAAGCATATTTGGTAGCATATGATGCACCAGTTAAAATTCCTGCTTATGTGTCTTACACATTACTACCACAGAACGCATTAGGTTGTTTTCCAAGAACAAATGCTTTTGTTGCAGATGCTTCGTTGAACGGCACCGGCGCACGACCTGATGACTATGTAGCTACTGGATATGATAAGGGACATGCAGCTCCAGATGGTGACCTATCTTGGTCACAACAAGTGGAGTATGAAAGTTTTTTAATGACAAACATGTATCCACAACATGGAAGCCTAAATCGTGGAATTTGGAAGTTACTGGAAACTTCAGTACGTGGTTGGTCAGTCCAACTGAACCAAGGCTTTACAATTTACGTTGGAGCTATGTATGGCGCTGGTGACCCTACTATTGGCAATGGCGTAATTGTACCTCATGGTTTTTATAAAATTGTAATCAATAATAAAACAGGTGAAGTTGCAGGTTGGAGATTTCCACATACTCAACCATATGTAAACTTAGGTAACGACTTAACAAAGTACCGTGCAATGATTAGTGCAATTCAGAGTGAGTCTGGTGTTCAATTTAAATTTCCTGCTAATGCGAGAGAAATTACACCCGGCACAGAATGGCCTGTTGATTTCGGTGCTCTAACTAAAGCAAAACGTGCCAAATGCGGCGCCAATGCACAGGAGTAATATGAATACGTTAAAACACGAATGTGGTGTATGTGATTCAGCTTTTGCAATACACTATGATGAAATGGAATGTGAAGACGCACCACACTATTGTCCATTTTGCGGAGAATATCTTGTAGATGAATTAGACATTGAGGATGATGAATCTTAATGACTTGGCTTTATAATGGCAAAGTGATAGACCAACTACCAGATGAAATAATAGGTTTTGTATATCTGATTACCAATAAGAGTACAGGCAAAAAGTATATTGGTAAAAAATTAGCCAAATTTACAAAAACCAAAACCAAAACGGTTACCTTAAAATCTGGTGAAAAGAAGAAAAAGAGGATAAAGACCTATGAAGAATCCGATTGGAAAACTTATTGGTCATCATCTGAAGAATTGAAGAAAGATGTGGCCTCTCTTGGTGAAGAATCATTCACAAGGGAGATTCTCCATTACTGTAACAGTAAAGGAGTTCTTAGTTATATGGAACTAAAAGAACAAATGGTTAGACAGGTGTTGGAATCTACCGACTACTATAACGGCATTGTGCAAGTAAAAATTCACAAGAGCCATGTGTTTGGTAAAATTTCATAAGGTAAAATAGACTGGCAATTCTAGTTTTAATACTGCATTGCAACATAAAATAAGCATATATATTAGTAGAAACACTAATACATGTTTCGAGGCGCTCAATGAGGCCTCTAATTTAAATCGTCTAAGGAGATTACTATGTCTAAAATTACACCACTTTACTACGCTAACCTATTTGTTGACCAAGTTCAAGATGCCAAAAACAAGTTTGTTGAAACTTTTGTTTTGGATGATAAAGTTGCCGCACCAATTAAACAATTCGTTGAAGCACAACGCACTTTCACTAAAGAAGTAAATCGTTCAGCTATTGAAATGGCTGATTACGTTGCCGCTTCTTCAAAGGCTGCTTTCGAAAAAGTTAAAAAGGCAGCCTAATATGAGTGACCATTTAGATGCGTTCAGCGGGGTAGAAACCCCAAGTCTAAAAGATTTCTGGTCATGGGTTAAAAAATCTTTTCAACCATCATACCAATCTGAAATAGAAGCTTATCTTGCTGGTTCAACTACTCATGCAGAAGTTGAAGAAAGAATTAAACGCCTACAAAGAAGAGGAATGATATGAAAGATTTTTTTTATTCAATGATAGAAGCGTTAGTGTTATATCGTAAAAATCCTGGCTGGTACTAATTTCTTAAAAGCATACATAATAGTATGCAGAAAAAAATTCTTACTTCTAGGTCTAGCAAATTCATTAGATTTGCTACACTAACTAAATCATGGCATCCTGTTGACCGAAATGGGTGGTGGATCAAATTCTCCACTTATTTCGGTACCAACGTCTTGTTAGTAATTGTATCGACCTTCACTGGTCAAACCATCGTTAGACATTTTTCGAATGAAAACTCTGCCGTAGAGTTTATAAATTATATTATAAACACCAACCCAACAACAGATTTCTTCCAAGAAGAATTGCCTGAATAGTACTTGACTATTTGACCTGACACCAGTATAATGAGTGTATGGTTATACAAGGCAGACCCTCCAAATCACAAGTAAAAGCAATAGATTATTTTGCCCGAAAACTATTTTCTAGGCAACTGTGTCAGCACATCTATATTCGCCTGTCATTTAAAAAGACTAATGATTATTGGGGTTTGGCTATTGTTGACGAATGTAACTCTAAAGGAATGCCTAGATACTTTACGGTTGAAGTAAAACGTGACCTTAGTGAAGAAGAAAAATTAATGTCAATTGCTCACGAGTTTGTACATATCAGACAATACGCAACAGGCCAATTAAATGAAGAAATGACACTATGGGAAGGCAAATCAGTAAATGCTGATGTTATACCATATCTTGAGCAGCCATGGGAAATTGAAGCATACGAGTTAGGTGAGAAACTATACAAGGATTATATAAATGGGAATGTTTGACTATTTTTACTACAAAGGCAATGAGTATCAAACCAAAGATACACCTGCTCAAGGCATGATTAAATATGAATTGCGTGAAGACAATACTCTATGGCGTGAAGACTGCGATTCTGATTGGATAGAAGATGAGAATGCTTTTCTAGGTGGTTACTTTGAAGATAAAAATCACCGATGGGTTTTCTGTGAAAACTTTATAGGTGAGATTAGGTTCTACCGTTCAATAGATAGAACCCATGATGAATGGGAAGAATTTTCCACATATTTTAAAAATGGTCTTTTAAGAGAGATAAACGAATTATGAGTTTAGAATGGAAAATACAACTTGGCGGTATTGAAGAAATATTGTATGAAACTGAAGATGGTAAAATAATTGGTCGAGTAACCAAGATGGGTAACTCTTATTATGCCTTTTACAATTCAGCAATTTTAGGTGAATATACAACTTTAGAATTTGCTAAAACTGCTGTTCTAAATCTTCCTAAAGTTCCTAAAGAAGAACCAAAAATCGGTCAATTTAAACTGTAAGGTATTGGTTGAAGAATATGGTGATAGGTTGCCCAATTACGAACATTGCCCACGTGAGTTTGCCTATTTTGTGAGACTTTATAAGTACTCCAGAGGGCTTGACAAACCATCCGATGTATGATAGGATGGTTACATTCTTTATAATGGACACATATGAATATCAATTCATTTTTGAACCGACTTGCCGAAGATGCAGGTCGCAACTATAAAATTGAACTACTGGAACTGAAGGCTGATGATGCTCTTTTAAAAGAGGTTATTCGTTTAGCTCTCGACCCACTTACTCAATTCTATCAACGTAAGATTCCTGCCTATACAACAGGCAAGGTCGGAATGACTCTTGAACAAGGTTTGAAGCGATTATTCCCTCTTGCAAGCCGAATGGTCACAGGTAATTTAGCAATTGCTCACCTGACTGAAACCTTATCATCACTATCTGCTGATGATGCAAAGGTTATTGAACGTATCATTGAAAAAGACCTGCGGTGCGGTGTCTCTATCTCTACAGCAAACAAAATCTGGCCTGATTTGGTCATGGATTATCCTTGTATGCTCTGTTCTCAGTATGATGAGAAACTAATTAACAAAATTGAATTCCCTGCCTACGTACAACTAAAGATGGATGGTATGCGTTTCAATGCTATCGTGCGTAATGGTGTTGTTGAATTCCGTTCACGTAATGGCAAAGAGATACAATTACTTGGAAACCTACAAGAAGAATTTATTATACTTGCAGGTGGTATTGACTGTGTGTTTAACGGTGAATTGCTTGTGAAAGACAAAGGTATTATC